TGGACGTGCCAGGGACTCAAACACTAAACGAGTATTCCAATTCATCGTATAGCATCTAAGCTTCTTATATTGAGACGGATAGCGGAGATCTGCCGCAAAGGCTACTTCATCAGAAGAGACTCCAGCTTGCATCGCTGTACTGGTTGTAGTCCCAGGTAGAGGAACATAGAACGTTTGTTTTATCATCTTTCAACTCAGGTTGTGCCAAAAATGTGAAATTATCAATAAAATCTTTACACTCTTCTACAGTCTTAAAACATCTAGAGGGAGGACAATGTATCAAATTCTCGTCACAAACATCTCTATCATCATAGGGATTGCGACCTTTAATAATCTGTCGCAACTTACCACGAAAAGGGCGATATGAAACGAAAATATCATATCCTCGATAGTTCTCACCATAGTAGTGAGGTATCACTCGACCATCTGAATTATATTGTACCACGGTGCAAAGGTAATAAAAAATTTTGAACTAACAAATTTTTTTGTGTTTTTTAGCAGTCCTAGTTCAAGTCATTACGGACTGCATTGGATTTTTTGTAAAAAAAAATCCGTGATTAGAATCTCAAGGTAACAAGATTCTAACGGCTTCGATGATTCGTCACTGGTCGACTTCACAGTATAACCGCTACGCTTTTATACTGCTCGTGGCTACCGTGACGCTCATCGATGCTCTCTTACGAGAGCGGCTGGTCTACGACACGGAGTTTTTTATGCGTCTGGATCCAAACGCAGTTTTTTTTTGATGTTTACGGGGCGCAGGTCTGAACGCCTGCGCAGCGCCTACGGGCGAGGGAGATTTATCGTTTTTCCGCACGTCAAAACGATAGATAGAAAAAGGTGCTCCATTATTGGGGCACCTCTTCTTGTTTCCTACGAGCGATTTCTTCATCAACCGCTTTATCAAAATCCTCTTTAGCTTTCTTCTTCCTAGATCGTTCTTGAACTTCCTGAGCTTCTCGCTGAGCATCTCGAACAGCATCAGACGTAGCATAAAGCGCAGCGTCCAACTTGTCAAAATCAGGCTGACGATCAGGAGCATCCCAATCATGATCATTATCATCATCAAAATCACCTTCACCAGGAACACCACCAAGACCAGTGGTCAAACCTTGAGAGACACGATATAGAATTTGTTGGATGGTAAGACTCTCATCAGGCTGAGTCACTGACGGCTTCCATATCTTCTTAGGTATCTTCACACCTGGATGTTGATACATAGAGAAAAAGACTACTTTCTTCTTCATAATGACGGATTAGGATTCTTCATCATTGGGCGTCTGATACGCTCAAAATGTTGACAAGTAACAGTAAAACGATCACCTAACTCGGCATCAGTCGGGAAAAGACGATCGTAGTCCTCGAGAGAATAATATGAACTTATAAACTCATCATTCAGATGAGGTTGCTCATTGAAAATACGTCCCATATGCCAAAAAGCTTTAGAGGTACGCATCTCACCAGTAATCTCTCCTGGATGATATCGATATTCAGCATAACGAGGAGTATAACCGAAGGCCTTGTCCATTGGCACGTCACCAGTAACAGCATATCCGAAAATCTCCTTATACTTAATATCTTGCTCACCAAGCATCTGAAAAGCAGGGAAGAAATAATCAAACTTTGTCTCACGAGTGAACTTCCTGGGGAAACCATCACAATAAATATTTTGAGCAGGGATAATAGAAAGCAAACCAATGATCCAACCATGCTCATCGGCACGGAACTTGCGAGACTTAGCCAGAAGATTACCATAACCGACACCAGCACGGGCACCCTGGGGAGAGGTACCAGTCTCAGAGGTCTGAAGCACCTGAGCCATACCAAGAATTTGTTTGGTACCACCGAGGTACTCAGGACGATCAAGACGATAGTCAGGAGTACGAACACCGAAATGTGAAAGAATCTGTTCAACATAGCGAGCACCAGCGCGAGCGTTCTTCTCAAACCATTTCTGTACAGCATTCAATCGTCTGAGCTCATTAATTGTAATCGCTGAAGCTTCAGAAAGATCTGCAGTACCTTCAGCAAGGAGAGATGGAATACTATGAACATGTTTAAGTTTTTGAGATAAACCTTGAGTATTAACTGCATATAAATCTGCAGTTGGTTGATTAGATTCTCTTGGAATAAGCTTTACATCACGTGCATCTGTATTAGCAAAGTCAGCACCATTAGAATATTCATAAGCTCCTGTTTCAGCAGTCAAACCGGGTACAGTACGAGTAGTAACAGGAGCAGATCCAGCAAGAGGAATGTCAACCTGAGGACCACGTTGAGTCCAGGGCAAAGCAGAAGTGAAATAATCCTTTTTCAAACCTCGATAATGAAGATTATAAGAATTATAATCATGTCCACCAGTCTTTGGAATGTTTTCTATACCTCCAGGAGTCTCCAAATTCTCATCACGATACCACTCCTGGAAAATAGCTTCATAAGCACGGAACGGCAACGCATCAATCAAAACTTCAGAGGAAGGATCAAGAACATCTTCATTTCCTCGAGCTCCTATATCAATCTGAGGTGGAAGACCCATGTAATCCCATAGTGATCCTACCTGGCACTGTTGCTCAACCATCGACAAATAAGGCTTCGCTGGTACATCAGTACCATCTTCTCCTCCAGTGATAAACTTCTCCCAATCATTCCAAAGAATTCGATTAGGAACAAAGAAATAATCAACTCGAGCCTCTATACCATGACGGAAAGGCGCAAGAGTTGGCAGCAACTGGATCTCCAGGGCACTCTGAACCTTAAAAATATCACCAGGCACAAGATCCTCGACCAAAATCGGGATCAACTTACCGAAATCTGTGCTTGTCATCAATGGATGATCAAGAACTTGCATTGATCGCCTTGGAGGCCGAACAAACACATCAGTAAAAATACTCATATACGATAACCTCCACGACTTAAACGGATTCGACGAACACGACGTCCACGACGTCCATAACTTGATCTCATTCTTCTACGTCTCATAAGCTAAAATATTAAAGGGTTAATATTAAAAAGCAACTGGCATAACATCAGGCATAACGATATCAAATGATTTAAGAACTCTATCCATAATATGAAGTATCAACTCCTTATCTTGACGATCTGCGCCGCGTGTTGTTGCATCTGTATTCGCAATAACATTGGCAATTCTCTGAGTCAGAAGATTAAACTCCTGGGGAGTAAACTGATTTATGATATCATACTTTTGTGCTAACAGCTTAACAGTGGCATTATAATAACCTATCTGAGCTTTATTCAGATTTATCCGACTTTGAGTCATATAACCTCTTAGTTGTAGATCTGCAGCTGCAAGAACCATATCAAAATTCATCTTTGTCATTTGCTTCTCGCGCAAATGCTGATCAGTTGAAAGAAGACCATGCTCATGCATGTTGTAGATATCCTGTCCAACTGTCTTACTATCAATATAACCAATAGAGCTCTGTACATTCTTAGTTCGAGCCTGGAAATAGTTGGCAAACCACTCACGTTCTGGAGTAGTTGCTTGTTCTTTAGCAGCACGAGCATTTAAAAATTCTGTCTGAGCTCGCATCTGTTTAACTTGCTCATTCTGAATCATACCTTTATAAATCATATCACCAGCATCACCAACAGCATTAGCAAAGCCAGTAATAGGTTGCATCTGAGGGGTTGCAGGGCTAGACGGTGGATTTGAAGCATTACCAGGATTACCCTGAGAATACATCAAAGCAGGATTAAGTCCTGCAGATTTCATTCTCTCGATCTGAGCAGCTGGAGTATTATACTCATTCTGTTTATTCCACATGCTTTCCTGCCACTCTCGATTTTCACGGGCAATCTGAAGATTAGCCGCATTCGCTGAAGACTGGGCAGAACTTCCAAAAAGACCACTTAAAAGGCTGGTACCAGCACCTATCAAAGATGCTCCAATAACTGGATCCATATCATAACCTCCTATTATAAATTGTTTTCATCTTAAAATTCTCATTAGTTCGTTTTCGAAGTCGATGCCAAACCAAGGGCGATCGCTCATGACGAACCAGGTACACTCTTATATTATCATCTGCAGGGTCATAAACAAAGCCAAGAGACTTGTCAATAAGATCTGCAATCTCAGGTAAATAGAAAGTCTCTCGACTTATGGTGGATGCAATAGTTACCTGGGAGTCCCTACACAATGCTTTTTCGACAAGTTCCTGGCTATCTTCATATACTACATAATACCGATTCTGTTCGTTTTCGTCAATCTCGGCCAGCTCTTTCTCTGCAATCTTAGCAGCCAGACGGACATTCATTTCTCGGTACTCATCATCATCAGTCCAAATCTGTTTTTTCAAATATCTGGGCAAATAATACTTCTTACGACCAACATGATAATATTGTTGATCATTTTCTTTCAAAAACTTTTTCTTAGCATCATCTAAAAAAGCCAAACCAATACCATTGGATTTTAAAGATATATAATCTCCTGAGATTCTTCGTTTGTGAATATACTTGGTAACATACGAGATGTTCTCGGGAACGGCAGCTTCATATACTGTAAAACCTTGTTGCCAGGTTTCGTCCAGGGCACGAGTAAACTCGTTAAATTTGACATATAAAACTCTTTGTCCTTTAGCGTTCTTTCCTGGGAAAGACTCAAATGGCAATCCGTAAAATAAGGAATGGAAGTGTAATCGACCATCGTCACCTCTTTCGGTGATCGCATAATACTTGAAATCATCGATAATAATATTATTATATTCACAATGTCTTCTAAAACGTTTTATAAATTTCTGCCAATCATCTTTAAGAGTCTTAGTTACATCACCATCAATTAGACGCTTCTCAAGATAGTGATCTTCATCATAAGTAAAGGTAACAAACATACATGGACGTGCCAGGGACTCAAACACTAAACGAGTATTCCAATTCATCGTATAGCATCTAAGCTTCTTATATTGAGACGGATAGCGGAGATCTGCCGCAAAAGCTACCTCATCAGAACAGACTCCAGCTTCCATCTGAGTACTGAGAGTAGTCCCAGGTAGAGGAACATAGAACGTTTGTTTTGTCATCTTTCAATTCAGGTTGAGCTAAAAATGTATAATTATCAATCCAGTCTTTCGCTTCCTGGATAGTCTTCCATGATCTAGAGGGAGGACAGTGCATCAAATTCTCATCACAAGCATCCCTATCATCATAGGGATTACGAGCTTTTACTATCTCTCTCAACTTACCACGAAACGGACGATATGAAATAAAGATATCATATCCTCGATAGTTCTCACCGTAGTAGTGAGGAATCACCATTCCATCAGAATTATATTGTACCATGGTGCAAAGGTAATAAAAAAATTCGAACTAACAAATTTTTTTCTGTGTTTTTGCAGTCCTAGTTCAAGTCATTACGGACTGCATTGGATTTTTTGTAAAAAAAAATCCGTGATTAGAATCTCAAGGTAACAAGATTCTAACGGCTTCGATGATTCGTCACTGGTCGACTTCACAGTATA